CCAAAAATTGACGCAACTACAAGTATCCATAGGTTTGTAAACCAAGACGGTAAAGATTGAAAGTATTCAAAAAATAATTTGACCTTTTCCATCGCTTCAGGGTCGTCTGACATGACTGCCCACATTAAAACCACAATGGGCGCCGATATAATTACGAGTACAAATTCGTCCTTATAGTCGTTTTGCCTCGCTTCTAATAATTTGCCCTGGTAAGCCTCCTCACCTCGAGCCATTTTTTCTGCATGCATTAACTGTGCATCAGACATAGCCATTTTCGTCTTTTGACGATTAGCGTATATCTTACTACCAGCTTGCAAAGCAATTTTTGCTAAACTGAACCAAGCCATTAGTAAGCCTTTGATTTTCTTCTTTTCTCAGGCATCACTTTACCTTGACCTTGTACTTCAAGCTCAGGTCCGCCTGTACCAATTAAGTTAAATGAGCCATCAGCAGTTGTTTTAGATCTAGGATCGATCTCAGTTTGCTGATCACCAACTTTAACTTCCTTGATGTTATCTAGTTTTTCCATTTTTTCTCCTTGTTTTTTTCTTTTCAACGCCTTTTATAACACCTTTGTTCTTAGAGGCATAGAAAACTGTTTCGCCACGCTTCTTACCGTACTGTTTTTTCATAGATTTCATGATTTTTCTACCTTTTTCGTTCAACGGCATACTATTTTTCCTCAATCTCTACTTTTTTAGCGCCAGTTTTTGCTAAACTTACGCCCGCTCTTAACATTGCTAGTTCTTTGTTCTGTTCTAGCTTCTCATCGAAGTTAGATTGGTTCATCATGGCTCTCATTCTGTCTAAATTTATTCTATCTTCGCCTTCTTCACGTTTTCTAGCGTCGTCAGCTGCTCTTAAATCTAACTCTCTTGCTTTTAATTTCGCAACAGGGTCATTTCCAAATTGACCCATGATTTTATTCTCTTCATTTTTAAATTCTTCCGTCATTTCTGCAATTAATTTTGCTTTTCTAGACTCCATCGCTAAAGTTAACGATAAAATTTGTTGTTGAACGTTAGGATCTTGTTGTGCGAGCATTGGATTTGCTTGTAGTTGCGCTAATTGTTGTAACTCTTCTCTAAATTCTATTTCAATTTGCTCTTGTGCCATCAAAGAAATGTGTTCAAAGATGTTTTTCTCTAGTGATCCAAGTACAATTGGATTATTTCTAGCTAAATTTGTAGCCATAAAATTTAAATGCACCGTAATGTGTGCTCTATGGTCCTGTCCTTTGAATGCTTGAAAGGGTTTTCCAGATAAAGCTAAAATATTTTCTGCTGCTGGATCGATTGGAGTAGGTTGTTGAGGCGGTGGCAAGATCTGATCTATATTTTTTACACCGATCGCTTCGTACATATTTCTATATGCCTCGTATAAATTGTGAATCTGTGGGTTTGAACTTGCTAATTGCAGTTCTGTTTGTGCCATAGATATTCTTTGTGTCTGTGAAAATATATTTGGATCAGCTATAGGAATAATATCAACTCTTTCATCAAAGTCTGCAACTTTAATATTTCTTTGTCCACCTACAACATCATAAGGATATTCTGGTGGTAAATAAGTTTTAAATACATCAGCTAATAATTTAAATTCTTGTTTCATTGCAACGTACAATCTTTTGTGTATCGCTGACATTACACGTGAACCACGTTCTAATAATGCAATTGTTGTACCTACAGCAGCTTGTTTATTTGCTTCGCCAACTTGCATGTCTGCTATTGATGCAAATCTTTGACCTGCATTAACAACGATACCCATCAACTGTAACAATGTTTGTGATGGTTCTTTAAAAGGAAGCGGTAAGAATGCATCCCTTATGTTTCCACCTGGCGCGTCCACGTCCCTGAACTCACCAGGTTGGATAGACTGGGCTTCGTCTCTGACACGAATGCCTCTTTGTTTAAAACCAGCGGGTAGATTGGATAATGTTCCCGCATCAAGTAATTGACGGAGTGCAGATGTTGCAGTTCGAGAAAGGCCGCCAATCATATGGATCAATCCGAAACCGTAGAACCCAAGACCTGGTAAAAACTTGAAATGAACGAAGTATTGAGTTTTTTGTTTTGTTGGATCGCCAATCTGGTAATTTCTTCTAATCGATAAAACTTCTCTTGATCCTGCTTCGATAGTTACGACGTACGGTAGTTTAATTCCTGTGGGTTCACCAAACTCGTCTCTATCTTCAAAACCTTCTAAATCTAAATTAATGTGGCATTCGATAAGTTGATAGACATCTTCGTCTCTTGTTTTTTTAACACCTTGAAGTTCTCTTTCTTTTTTTTCAACTTCAGTTTCTTGCATGTAGGATGGATTAAGTTCTATATCTCTGTAGAAACCAGCCACTTGTTTTTTTCTTAAATCATTTTCTGAAATCTTAATCGTGTGCATCACTGCTTCAGCATCATCAAGTGATGTGGCAGTGTATGGCACGATCAAATCATCAGCCGGGATAAACTTAGAGACAGCTCGTCCTAAGAGTTCATCGTAATAAACTTTTTTAAAAGCTGAACCTGATAGGGGGAGATAGAACAACATTTGATCAAACTCCGGTTCATATTCTTTCATCTTATCCATGATCTGATAATTCATAAAATCTTTAACTCTTTGCGACTGTTCTTGTCTCGCACGATCTGTCTTACCAATGACTTGTGTTCTAACAGGTCCTTGTGCAGGTAATAATTCTTTATAAGCTTGTGCTTGGAATTGTGTAACCGCTTCTGCTAATACAGGGTGTGTTGCACCACTTGCACCTTGGAAAGGTTGTGTTCTAATCTCGTATTTAAATCCTAGAAGGTCTAAACCTTTTGTGTAACCATCCTCCCAATCTTTTCTTGATGCTTTGTATTGTGTGTAGTTATCGAATAACTCCGAACCCATATCATCTAAGATATCGTCTGGTAATAATTCTGCTAGGTTCGCGTAGTGGTCGCCACCTTGTTCAGGACTCGCGGCTGCAGGATCAAAATTAATTTCAACGCTGCCATCTTCACCTTGAACGATCTCAGTGTTTCCTGGATCAGGAACTTTGTCTTCTTCGGACTGGGCCGCTTCGACTAATTCTTCTTCACTAGGTAATTCTATTGTTTGCTCTACGTTGGGTAGCGCCTTGTCTATATTGTCTTCTGCCATTTAATTTCTCCAATCTTACAGTCTTAACAGTATTGTGTTCAATATTCAACCCTTGAGGCATTGGCCCAGATTTCGGGGGTATAGTTTTAGTCAGCTTTTTTATCATCAAGTTTAAGAATCTGTTCAGCAGGCTCGTTTACCGGTTCTAAAAATAGTTTTTCTCTCTGCTCTGGGTTTGAAGGATAGGTGCTTCTATCTAAATAATCGTAGGGCTTTATCTTAGTTCTTCGCTCTAATATCTTTAAAAATTCTTCCATTATACCGCCAGTATGTTTGCAAGACCAGCACTTCCTGGTGCTTCTATATCATCTGTTAGTCCAACCATACCACCTCCTGCTAATTTAGGTTTGAAAAATCTAGCCATGATGTCTGGAGCAAATTCTAATCTTAAATTTTGTAAAGCTTCAGGAGATAAGTTTTTAAGATCTGTTCTTGTAATCGTACCACCTGATCCTTCTAAAATTAAATCATCAGCCGCTTCCATGGCTTCTTTGAAGCCTTGTGTTCTTTGGGCCTTGAGCCTTTGTCCCATTTCCTTGAACTCTGAACCTCTAGCTCTTCTTCTACCTAAAGATCTAAACGACTCAGTATTAACAATACCTGTAGGTTTCGTTAAACTAGATTTTAAATTATCCATAGCTTTAAGTTGTGCATTCAACGTTGTAAGCTGTGAGTTAGATAATTTACCCGCTGTTGCATAACCCACACCGCTTTCAACTTTGCTTAATATTTGTGGTTTTAATTTTCCGCCAGCTTGAAATAATCTAGGCAAGTCATTAATCATGATTGACTTACTAAATAACTCGTTTGAGGGACCGCTGCCCAGGAATTTAATATTAGTTCTTGATCCTATAAATTTTTGTGGGTTAGCACCTAAACGTTGTGCTAATTTAATAATGCTTTGTAAAATCGCCGGGTTAGCCATAATATTCTAAATTACCTCTGTTAATCGGTTCTAACTTTTCGTCTTCTCTATGCGCAATGAAATAACCACCACGTAATCTCATTATCGCTTGTGTTACAGAATC